ACCTTTTATATTAAACACAGGAGAACATCCAATGGATGAAACCGAAACAAAGAAAGTACGAGTGCCTTGGGGAGTATTGCCCGAACACTCGATTAAGCTGGTAACAAAAGGCACAGGCGATAACCAGTATACTGCTTGGGTGCCATCGGAAGAAAAGAAGTGGACCCGCGAGCAGAACAACGGCGAAAGCTACCTCGACTATAGAGACTCATCACTCTTGATTGAGATGGATGAGGTGGATATCTATGCTTCAGCATCTACCGCACTTAACGAGTTGGAAGTAGCACGAGCTACATGGGAGCGCGCGCGTGATCGTGTGGTGTCTCTTCGCATATTTGTGGCTGGCTTGCGATTGGAGCCGGAGTCTGTAGCGGTGGAAGAATACGAAGAAGAATGAAACATTATATATCTCAAACCATTGTCGAGAACATTGAAGGTAAGCTGTCCGGTCGTGAAGTAATCATAACAAGGGCAGACTCCAGAGTAGACAAAGACTCATGCAGACTAAAGAACGTTAGACTATTCAAACGTAAGCTTGAGGCATTGGGTATTGAAAACCTTCACGTTAATGAATACGAGAAGTCAAAGTACAACAGACTTGTGAGAGAACAAAACAAATATAGAAAGACTGTTAAGTTAACGGTAGCAGATATCGCTCGCATGACAGAACAAGCCAAAGAAGAGGAGAAGTAAATATGTCATTCAATACTGGTGAACTCGTTAAGCGTTCAACCGTTTCCAAATCACCCAAAGGCTATTGTGTCATTGTAGATAAGACTAAGGATAACTATACATTGTATAACAACTCATTGAAGTGTTTGCAATACGTTGCCGTTGGTGTTGTGGATGCGCTCTATGAAAGAGTTACGCCCGAGACTACTACAGATAATAATACTTATCCACGTTATAGTAAGGAAGAGATTACATATGAATACACATAATGTATTAATGTAGATAAGGTTATAGTATATACACAATAACATATACAGTAGTATACACAATAGATGGATGTGACCTGACCCGTATATCTTTTGATACGTGTATATGATTTGATACGGTTATGTTTTATATTGTCCTGAGTTGATGGGGTGTGATAGTGTGATGGGCTTAGTACGTAGTCACTCTGTCACATTCTGTCACAATATCCCCCACATTATGCGACAATGCAATCACGTACCACGATTGTGCGACAGCATGCCCCCACAATACAATCACCCTTGCCGGCATATGCTAGCACATATACCACGGAGAACCCACACTATGAACGACACCCTAACCGATATCGCCGGCTGTGCTATGCTGACCGTACTGTTTGTGGCGCTTGTCGCATTGTGAGAAGACTACTGCTACAATATCTTTAGTCTCTATATAGAAAACCTTAATCAAAACGTTGTACGCAACGCCTGTCACATTTTGTCTCAAAGTTTGAAACAGCTTCGAGAACAGTATAAATATATATACGATAGAGAGAATCCATCAATGCATTATCACCGTAACGATCAGACCATCACACCCGATGAGGATCGAGAACCCATTGACGATCGTTCCATACGCAGTAGACTGGCAGACCTATCACTGGTTGTACCGTTCATCCCTGTGTTCGTTGTACTGTATGGTGGTATCCTTGCCGAGTATGTTCGGTGGCATGTGACAGAAAGGTCCGAGACTAATAATAAATAAACCATTAACCTTTCACTATAGTAACAGAGGGAACCTGACACATCCTGTCACATATATCATGTGTTATGATAAGCAAGTTACAAAGCTGACAATGACAGGCAGGTCCCCCTCCCCCCCGGGTACCCGAATGTATGTACCATTGTATGCGACAGTGCTGTGACAGCGACTAAGTACCTTTTCATACACGCTGAAAAAATTACAGATACGAGTAATTACAGTATGGGTGGTATATTAGAGAAAGGGCAGTTAGTCAGGTACATCAAGAAGACGCACTACGTGCTCTCTAACATGCCGGACGAGGGTATGTTGGGGGTTGTGGTGGAGATTGGTGTACCGTGGAGTGGAAGGTATCAGGAGCTTAAGTATCATGGTGTGGATATACGCAGGATAAAGGTCCATGAGATATATTGGTTCAACTTGCAAAATTGCATACCAATCCCAGAACGAAACCTAAATGTTTGCAGCTAATGGTCGAAAATATGCGCCTAAAAATTTTCCCAGATTAAGTAGTTAGGGTAGGGGCACATCATGGGTTATAAGGAAAGGTTATACAAATACTTTGAAATAGCACCCGATCACGATCTACAAGTCGGAGACTTAGTGACTTGTACGTGTCATGGGGGTGTAGCATTGGTGGTGGAGCTATACGATAACGCATCAGAACACCCCTCAATGGATATGGCAAAGATATATTGGGTGAAATACCCGCATGCCGGTGTGAAAGAGGCAATATGGATGCATACAATCAGCAGATTGAGAAAATTCGTCAGAATTGCTAGTTAATATATGGATAAACACATGCCGAAGCCGGCTCTTCCGGAAATTGAGTTCGAAATTGGGGACTTGGTTCACTACTACGATACGTGGGTGATTCCACCAGACGCAGTAAATTGGAAATTATCCGACATAGAGCACGATTCTATGAAAAACATCGGCATCGTGGTCGATGTGAAATTCAAATATTGGGAGGAATTCCCGTTATACGACGTATTTTGGCTTAAGGAAGGGCGCTTAAAATTGGTAGCACCAGTCAATTTAAGAAAAGCATACATTTATGAGAAAGAGTGACTAATTATTGTATGCAAATTAACAAAAGCATTTTAGCTAACATCATAGTCGAAGAATTGACAGCCAGTGACAAAGCCGAAATCAAGAACATGATTTCGAAAGAATTGAAGAGAATGGTTGAGGATGAGGTGGCTAAGGCTATAGCATCCAAGCAAATCAAAGACGATATCGGTGATATCACCAAGAAAGTGCTTAAAAAGCTCTACAAAGATCTGTCTATCCAACATCCATATATTATTGATAGAATTAAAGTTTAATAGAATTCTATGGGACTATATACACACGTTCAAACTACTTTGAAGGACAACTACCCATGCTGAAATTTATATCATACGCATTATTAGCCGGTGCTGCAAACGGGCAAAAAGCTGAATATTGCGAGATTAAAACCCTACAGTCACCTTATATAGAGAGTGTGGACGAGAGTGCGGTCAAAGTTGATGTACTTTTACCAATTGCTACGTGCCAATTATCAGCCGCTAACAGGATCACCCGAGACGAGGCCATGGCGGCTTGTATGAAGAACCCTAGGGGTTGGTTGAAGCTTTAGTGTGTAAGGCCCTATATAGGGTATGGGTACACACGATATCAACCTTCTTGAAGGTATGACGTTGTTTGACGTTGATGCTAAGAGCATCGGCATATTGGTTCGACGTTTCACTACCCGTGAAGTCGACCAACATAATGAGTATGTAGGCACTCACACTATTCCACATAGCGTGTGGGACAATAGTTCATTCATTGTCTGGGTGTGGGATACTGTGTGGTCTAAGGATGGCCGTGTAATATATTCTGAAACTGGATTGGAGAATTTGATTAAGGCCGGCATCATTGTCATACTTGATAAGGATGATGAACGTGTTCGTTCATTAAAAGCCGATTAGTGGACGATATCCGCCAAGAATGCGATAACCTTGTTTTGCATCCGGGTGATTTGCTGGTCGATCCTCTGACTCGGTCTATAGGCGTATTGATGGAAATGAAAGTAACGCCTGGGGATGAAGGGTATATGTATGCGTCGGTTTACTGGAATATATATTGGATGAACTCCACTCACTGGGACTTGGTATACACTGGACCTACGATGATGGAAGAATTGGGTTTAAAGATGTCTGTAGTGATTGGTATATATAACCTTCACTCTGTGTCCGGCGATTCTAAAAAGAAAAAAATCTAGAAAAAAATAATCGTTAATAAAATAAAAAAATTTCGACGTTCTACAAAACACACTCGTAGTTACTTTGATGGATAAACTTCACAAAATTATGCTGCCCGTGTCCGCCGTCGCTTTTGTCATAAACATCTGGCTGCTGATATTCGCCGCAAGCACCGGAATGTATGATTTGAAAATACTCTCTATTTGCAACATGATTTTATTAAGTTTCGTTCTTCTTCGTCAAGAAGATGAATAACGACATAATTACTATTGGCAAGAACATTTACTAGGAGGGATAAATGTGGGATTATTACTTTTTGTTTTAAGCATGTTATCATGTTCTACGGATTACATGATAGGCGGTGGCTCAGAAGTCATCACAATTAGAGAACAAGTAGAAGTTGAGGTTGAAGTACCGGTCGAGGTTGAAGTTGAAGTTCCGGTATATGTAGAAGTTGAGGTACCCGTTAATGAGGGAATCATATGGGTTGATTCCTTCACTCAACATATGTCGGTTGACGGAGTTGATATTTTATGGGTTATCGATAAATCGGGCTCAATGAGTCGATTCAACACAGAATTAATTGCTGGTATTGAAGCAATGATGTTGGCATTACCAACTGCTGATTGGAGATTGGTAATCATAAGCGCAGATCCATCTGACGCTGTATTAAGCACTGAGTTTCCTTTAGTACCTGGAGATGATGCCGCGGATGCAACAGCTATGTTAGCGACATTACCGTCAGGCCCCTTTGAAGAAGGATTCAGTGCTGTTTATGATTATATTAATCACAACCCCTATTCTTCTACGTGGATGCGTCCAGATGCAGGCCTGTTGGTTGTATTCGTGTCGGATGAAGAAGAACAGAGTGACATAGAATACCCTGCTGTATCTGATTTCTTAAGTTGGTACGGTTCATTGAGAATGGGTTCTGTATTCATGGCTAGTATTATTAATGTCGAAGCAGAATTCAGTTTGTGTGACATTCCAACTGGTTTAATAAATGTCGGATATAGGTTTATGGAAGCTACCGGTGCAATTGGTGGAGTTATAGTTGATATATGTGATGAAGATTGGGCGCCAGGGGTAACTGACGCTACACAAGCAATTGATCCATATGAGAACCTCACTTTGACACACAAAGCTGAGCCTGATTCAATCAGAGTATTTATTAATGGTTCTTTAAACCACGACTGGTATTACCAAGAATCTGACAATACAGTATATTTCACTATTTTACCCAGTGCGGGTCAATTAGTAGAGATCGGTTATAGATATATTGATACCGATACAGGCGAAACAGGTATTTAAAGGAACAAACAAATGAAAAATTTAATTAAAAGCTTAGCTATAATGTTGGTTGTAGGGTTTACTAGCATTAGCGCGCATGCAGATACAGAGAAACAGACCCAAACAAGTAGTGTCTTCACTCCTCAAAAACCAATTGAGAAAGTAAGTAAAAGTCTTTCTTCGGCTGAGCGAAAAGTTCGCAATGCTGCCGTAAAGGTCGTAACAAGCAGCGGTCACGGTAGTGGCACCGTGGTTTCTTACAAGGATTTAACACTGGTATTTACAGCTAGACATGTGGCAGATGGTGCTCTTGGTTCAGAATACTTAATATCCAAGGATGTAGAGCAAAGAACCGGTATATTAATCTATCAAAGCCAAGAACATGATATCGCAATTTTAGTTGTACTCAATGAATTCAACTATATTAAGCCAATGTCCTGGGATCCGGTCAGTAACTATGACATCGGTACCGACATTATCTATTCAGGACACCCTTCTTGGCATAAACTTATGTCGTTTGATGGTAGAATTGTAGGTTATGAAGAAGTAACTGGCTCAGGAACTCAATTAATTGTTAACACATATGGTTGGTTTGGGTGTTCTGGTTCGGGTGTTTACAACAAGAAAGGCCAACTACTTGGCATTCTTTACGGTGTGGACGTTCAATATGTCTACGGAACTCAAATTCAAGAGAATCTAATATGGGTTGCACCGATTAAAAATGTTAATATGAAAAGTGCATTAAGTGCTTTTTGTCGTGGAACTGTTGAAAATTATAAAGCATGTCGATAAAAAGTAATTGGAATACATTTCTAACTGAAAAAGAGTTGAAAACTGTTGGAATCGTTGTTTGTCTTGATGACAAACAGCGGTTTCTCATTATACGTAGGTCCAAAATTGATGCCAGAGCGGGCCAGTGGACCATCCCTGGCGGTCATATTGATGAAGAAGACGGAAGTATTGAAGAAGGTGCAGTCCGAGAACTTCTCGAAGAAACAAATTTAACATGTGAAGTAAGTGATCTTTTTTATCTTGGTGAAGCAAAGCCTGATAAATTTTACTTTCTTACAAAAAAATGGAATGGTAATATAGATATTGACAAACCAAACCCAATTACCGGCTTGATAGAACACGACGATTATATGTGGGCTAACATTGAAGATATAAAAGACATAGACAATAGTGAAATTCCGATCTATTTATTGGAGATAGCTTTGGAAATGTCATAAAATGAATGATTTATACGATTCAATCGAAGAAAAAAAGAAAAAACGCAAGAAAGCAGGCTCAGAATCTAGCAAAGAGTCCTCACTGAGAGACTGGTTTGGTAGAAAAGGTGCTAAAGGTAAGAAAAAAGGGTGGGTTGATTGTAATTCACCTGATGGAAAGGGTGGTTATAAGTCTTGTGGACGTGGTTCAGGAGAGAAACGTAAGAAATACCCTGCATGCAGGCCCACACCGGGTGCCTGTAAGGAGCGTGGCAAAGGTAAATCATGGGGCAAAAAGGCTAAAAAGAAGTCTAAAAAGAAAAATGAGGAATTATACATGGATTTAGAGCAAATTATTCAAGAAGAATTAGAGGCAGTCCTTGACGAGAAGAAAAAGAAGAAGAAAAAGAAGAAAAAGTCTTCTGGTAAAAAAGACGCATGCTATAATAAGGTAAAATCACGCTATAAAGTGTGGCCGAGTGCGTATGCATCCGGTGCTTTAGTTAAATGTCGTAAGGTTGGTGCTAAAAACTGGGGCAATTCTAAGAAAGAATCGCTAGAGCTTGACGTTCAGAATGAGATTGAGTTGATATTACAGGAGTCTCATTCCAAAGAACATGAAGAAGAGTTGAAAAAAATAGCTGATGAGTTAAAGGGTGCCTCCAAAATGCATGCTTCTCAAGCTGAACGTGTCGAAAAAATCCTCGATGAGACCGATGATGACGAATTAAAAGAGGGTGATTGCCCTGAAGGCACTAAAATGGCCTCTGATGGCAAATGTTACCCCGCAACACCCACTGATATGGGACGTTCTTATGGTGAAAACCCCTTCGAAGAGGGGGGTTGTGGTATGGATAATGAAGAACCAGCACTCAAAGTTGCTGTAAAAGAAGAATTAAACTGCGGTTGTGGTAAAAATCCTTGCGAAACTTATGGTAAAGATAACGAAAAGCTTGCTATAATGGTAAAAGAAGAGTTGGAAGCAGTTGTTAGAGAGAAGAAGAAAAAAAAAGCTTGTAAACCTTCTAAAGGAAAACGCTTTGCCAAGCGTGTAGACGGCAAATGTCGCTCATTCGGACAGAAAGGGAAAGCAAAAGGTGGTGGAGATCGCATTAGACCCGGCACCAAGAAGGGTGATGCCTATTGTGCGCGCTCAGCAAAGATTAAAAAGTGTAAAAACCCGCCATGTGCCAATGCACTATCCCGTAAAAAGTGGAAATGTCGTGGTTCTAAATCAATGAAAGAGTAAAATAATGTTAAATGACGAAGAAATCCTGCTAAAAACAGCCAATCTTCTCGACACTTTAGAAGAAAAGTGTTGGAAAGGTTATAAAAAGAAAGGTATGAAGACCATGTTTGGGAAAAAATACCCAAATTGTGTTAAAAACACTAAGAAAAAGAAGAAAAGAAATGAAGACCTATACTCTTCAAGCGAAAAAGTGCTTAAAGAAGTCACTGAAGACGAAATGCGAGTGCTTGAAGATGTGTTGGACGGCTTAGACCCAGCTAATTTGCCTCTTAATGACCTTTTCAGTGGCAAAATGCGCGTTGTTATACCATTTCCAACAATTGACCCGAGCACAGAGCTTGGAAAGTTCGCAAGATTCTTTGAAACACAAGAATATGATGTAAATTGGGAGAAAGGTATGGTTTCTGCGGTCAGAGAAGTAACTAGTACCAGTGATTTAGCCGCACAAATCGCGGGCAACCCCAATAAAAAGAAAATTAAGAAGTTTCAGATGAAAATTGGCAAGTTATTTTCCAAAATGGCTACTTTAAGCAGACAAAAGAAAGAAATTGCCAAAAATGACTCCGAATTTCAAAAAAATGAAGATTATAAGCGTATAATTCAACAAATCCTTTTATATATCCCCGCTCCTGGGGTGGCTGGTCCTGCTGGCTACGATTTGGAAGATTTAGCCACTCAATACGGAGAATATTGGAAAAAGAACGCTGCATACATCAAACAGAACATCGATGAGCTTGATAGTGACAAATTTTCTATTATTATCACTCGACATCCGATAGATGTGCTTAGAATGAGCGATTTTGACGAGATTACCTCTTGTCACTCTCCAGCTAGTCGTGCAAATGCCTATCAATCCTATTACAAGTGCGCTGTAGCTGAGGCACAAGGTCACGGGGCGGTTGCATATGTGGTTAACACAGAAGACCTGCTCTCAGCCACTAATACGAGCAATATAGACAGTGCAGAACAAGAAATTCAAGAAGATGAGATATTTTTAGATGATAAACGCCCATTTAGCGGCGATATTGAGCCAATTTCTCGCACACGTATCCGTCACGTTAGATATTTTGACTCAGATGAACCAAAACGATTTGATGACGGACAAGATGTTGGAATGCCAGAGAAAAGAGTCTATGGTGCCGACATTCCCGGTTTAGCCGATCAAGTTACTGACTGGGCGAGATTAAGTCAAGAAGAAGTCATTGAAAATATGCCGAAAGAAGACGGAAAGATTAATTTAGATAGATTTATGATCTTTGGTGGCTCCTATGAAGACACCGCAAATGCAGCGGGTCGTGCAGAACTAATGAGAAAGTTAGTAGATCAACGTGTTACCGGTAATATGAGGCAAAACACAGATACTGAAGATACTCTTGATGCAGACTTAATTGGTGATGTCCTTGCATCAACTAATGCGAGGTGCGAGGAAATAGCAAACTATTGGGTAGAAAGATACGCTCAGTGTTTTGTTGATTATGAAGTCCATGAAGATGGTGGAGATGGTGTTTATATCAGACCGTCAGGTCAGTTTGTTGCTAAATGGCCGGTTGATGAGTGGAAAAGACTGCCGAGCAACGCAGAAGAAGTTGTATGGAATTCTGTTGATGAAATAAATCAGCATTTTGGTGATGTATTTATTCCCTCAGATGACTCTACTCCCACAATCCGTAGGATCCGCGAAGAAATACACTTATCTATTGATATTAACTTCGATCATCCTGACATTGCCGGAGATACGTATTTTGCATTGCCTGAAGAATACAACGAGGCATGCCAGAATATCGATGGCGTGATCGACGATAGAAGAGACGCTTTTGAAGAAATCCTCACCACATACTTCAAACGTGAAGGTCAAATGGAAGGCGGGGATTACATCAATTTAGCCATGGCGATTGAAGATGGTGATGTGTCATCCTACGAGTGGGATGTTGAAACTGATGGTGACTACTCCGATTCGTATGAGTCCACCGCAAGATATTCTCACTATTACGATCCCGAAGATTTAGGATTAGGCATGGAAGTGCTTATGCAGATTCTTGACTCTCGCGACTTTAAAATTGAATTGAGAAAACAACTCTTAGAAGAACCAAGAAAAACCGAAAACACACAATATTACCTACAAATGAACGCCACAACAGTGGAACACGCTGGAGAGGCTAAATATACTGCTATATTCTCGATTAACGCCGATGAACCCGATATTATGGTTGGGTTATTCAAAGAGCTTGTAGAGGGCGAGATGGACGACGAAGACAACCTTAACGTGGTGTTTAACAGAGTGTTAGCTCAATTTGTTAATGCTCGTCAGCCGTCTTCGATGCAAACAAACGAAAGTATTGTTTCAACTTGGAAAGATTACTTAAGATCATGAAACTCCTACTTGAAAATTGGCGAGGAATATAGATGAGTAAATATATGAAAGACCCGGAGTATTTATTCTCCATTTTAGCTGCCATAGTAAAGAAAAACGGCGGTTTTTTAAGGTTAACTGAAGAAGAAATCAAAGCTGTAACCAAGAATGACATTGTTGGTATGTATTTTGAGCCTGAAACAAATTCTATTGTTTTCAAGCAAGTGGATCCTCAAGATGCATTGACAGCCTCTAGTATGATTAAGAACAGAAATAAGACCGAAGATATATTTGAGAATTGATATGAAACGAAATTTCGAAAATTTAAATATTAATTTTGATATTGATGCTTTGAAGGATGCCTACGACTTTGCAGTCGAAAAAATAGGATTTGAAGGTGAAAAAGTTAATTGTATCAGTTTAACTCATCCAGAAAATTTGTTACAAGCAGATACACGTGGCATATTTTGGACTCGGGACAATGAATATGAAGAATACCAAGTTGAAAAATACGTAGATGAGACGAGTTACAGGGTTTTTGAACCACTTCTCATGACAACATATTTTAAAAATATTTATGATACTCTTTCTAAACATTACAAATTGGGTAGAGTACGAGTTTTAAAACTAAACAGCAGAAGTTGTTTGAGTTATCATAGGGATCCCGAATGCAGATTGCATATCCCAATTATAACAAATCCAGGTGCATTAATGATAGTAGATAATCAAGTTTACCATATGAAAGCAAATGGTAGTACATATTACATGAATACAAAAGAATACCATTCTGCTTTGAACGGTGGGAGTGAGCCGAGAGTTCATCTTGTTGCAACAGTTCTCGATGATAATACCGAAGATGAATTATATGAAATCTATGGTGGTGAATAATGTATGAGTACAGTGCTAAACTAATTCGTGTTATTGATGGTGATACCATCGATGCAATGGTAGACTTAGGATTTGACGTTTGGGTCAAGAAACGTGTAAGATTATATGGTATTAACACGCCAGAAGTACGTACTAGAGACCTTGAAGAAAAGAAAGCGGGTATAGAGGCCAAGAAGAGGTTAGAAGAGCTTCTAGAGGGTGTTGACGGTCGTTTTATATTATGTTCTCGTGGCATTGGAAAATACGGAAGATGTCTTGGAGAACTACTTATTGGTGAATTTGGAGAAATTCATATTAACAATAAGCTCTTACATGAAGGGTATGCGGAGAAATACGAATGAAACACTTATTTGAAAATTGGAATAAATTTATAACCGAGGCAGTGAAACTAGTTTGCCCGGTTGCAACTCAAAATTTAGAATTAAACACCAAAAACAGAGATTCAGCAATTCAAGCTGATTATATAAAATACGGCCCACTAAATGTAGATGAACCCGGAGATTACTGGGAAGAAATAGCAGAATACTGGGATACAGATGTAAAATCGGCGTTGGCCTCGAAGTGTGGGAATTGTGTAGCATTTGATATTTCCCCCAGAATGAAGGAATGCATGCCCGGAGAAACTTCGGATGACGATGGTATGCTTGGGTATTGTTGGATGCACCATTTTAAATGTCACTCTGCCCGTTCGTGTAGAACCTGGGCCAAAGGTGGCCCGATTGAAGACGATGATGTATCAGCAGACTGGCAAGATCGATCACAGGCGGAAAAGTAAATGAGCCAAAATGGATGGGAAACATATTCAAAGTTAGTTTTACAACAACTTGAAACCATGGCTTCTGGGATTGAATCCCTCAGAACCGAACTGCAAGACGTTAAGGGTCAGCTTACTGAACTGAAAGCTAGAGAAGACCGAGTTAGCGATTTGAAAAGTTGGAAAGAAAAATTAGATGATGTTGCTTCACCTCCACAATTGAAAGTTGCTCTAGAAGATATTGAGGAACTTAAAACTTTTAAGACAAAAGCGATTGCAATCTTCATGGCAGTTCAGACCATGATGGGTATTGCCATGGCTTGGTCTAAGATGTTTTAAGTTATGTTGACAGTTGAAGAACAAAAAACGTTATTGCAACAAATTATAAAACAGTTGAGTGGCGAAATAGATGAAACTAAACGATTGGTACCTGAATACACTATACCAGGAAAAGGTTATCTTTTTTGTTTGCAACCCTCTTCTCGTTCTTTCATAAAGATAAACAAAAATCAAAAAGTCTTTGTCCTTGACGAAATCATTGGTAGTGACAAGCTTTTAATTTATACAAGTTGTGGTAAGATAGTAGAGATTCATAAAGATAAATTATATCTAACGGATTCAGATTAATGTTATTTACTTTTAATAAATTTTGGAAAACTGTCTTATTCTTAGGCGGAGCCTTATTTAGTCTTTCGTTTATTGGTTTTGAGTTTACTGCTGTCACATTATTGTCACTAATTTTGTGCTCTAATTTTAAAACCACAGAGACACATATATAAATTCTTGCCTATATAAGGCGTGGGTAAAAAGAATAAACAATATTTTAAATATAGTGATGGTACTTCTGTATCTTCACAAAATTTAACGTTGGTAAAATGGCTAGACGAACAATTAGTTGTGAATAGCGAACCAGTAGAAGATCATATCCAAGCAGAAATAAAATGTCATTCATATTTACAGAAAGGCATTTGTGCTTGGATGGTTCACTACGATGGATGAAAAAACTCCTTTTGGCTCGCTAGCAGCAGAAAAATTTGAGATTGGTGATATTGTTGAATGGACGAAATGGGATCCCGTGATCGAAGAGTGGGTCTCGAATTTCGGTATATTAATGGAGATAAATAATAAGCCGGTGGATAACCGAATTATCTCAGTTTCAACAATAAAACCATTGAATCAAAGTAACAGCCAATTCATAGAATTATTCACAATGTATCTTAAGCCGGTCATACCTAATAAAAAAATCATTTGATTACTTAATATTTACAACTATTTAAACTATACTGGTTAATGTTATGAATGATATTCTCAAAGATTTGATAAAACAATTTATGCCGTTCGCACAAAAACAAATTGGTTTTGAGCGTCCTCCAAAGCTTTTTTTACGGCATGATGCCGGCAATGCAAAAAACCCTTTAGGCAAGACAGCGTTTTATGATCCTTCGGCAGAATCAGTTACTCTTTATGTCTCAGGAAGACATCCAAAGGATATTTTGCGTTCTTTGGGTCATGAATTGGTTCACCATAAACAAAATTGTGACGGTGAATTTAGTGATTCTGACGACATGGGACCCGGTTACGCGCAGCGTGATCCTCATTTAAGAGATATGGAAGAGAAAGCAAACAGAGACGGAAGTATGTGTTTAAGAGACTTTGAAGATAAGTTAAAGAAAGAAAACACTATTTACTACGAACATCTACTAAAAGGAGATAATAAGATGTCTATAAAAGATTGGAAAAACGAAGAAATCCGAGTGATTCTCTCAGAAGCATGGGGTTTTAAATTCAACACTCTTGAAGAGTTTGAAGCATTTGATGGTCCGGGCGAAATGCAAGCCGAAGCCGAAGAAGAAATTGAAGAGGCTGGTGCAGTTCCACAGACACCAACCGATGCTGGTCGGGAGCTTGGTAAAGACCCCACAGGGGATGAAACTAAAGACCTTGGCATGGAAGAGGCAGTCAACGAAGAAGACGAAACTCTTGAAGAAGAGGAAGAAATCGAAGAAGCCGCAAAAAATATGGTTAAAGGTCCAGATGGAAAAATGGTCCCTGACTACGCTGCTGATGGTAAGGGCTCGAAAGACCTTGCAAAAGGCAAAGAAGACGCGGAAGATGAAGATACGAAGAAAGAAGAATTGCAAGAAGCAATTGCTAACCTCCTTCGTAAACATCTACAGGGCTAAAAATTTAGCTTAAAAAAGCAGAAACAAGTTTATAAAAACTTTTATTAATATATTCAAAAGAGGAAAAACCAATGTCATTAGACACAGCGTGGAAAGATTTCTTAAATGAGAGCATAGATGAAAAGTCTATCTTTACCTATATTCAGGGTCTCCAAGAAATAATTTCCAATCTTAAACCTAGAACACTCTCTGAAAAAAGACGAGTGATACTGGCTAAACAGCATCTACGCGAAGTTAAGAGATTTGCACGCAAGATGGATAGTGACATTGGTGTTCTTCAAGAAAAACTTACTATATTAGAAGAGTCCCAAGGAGACGAATAATGGCTAAGGCCAATACCCACCTTACTCATCTTGAAGAGTTGGTATTAACTCAGGGCCCAGAAGGCTATAATAAGGCTAGAGGGTTCCTTCTGTCGCTTTTAAAGACTTTGAAGGGTAACACCTCCTCTAAAGTTCAAACGTCCGTCAAATGGGACGGAGCGCCTGCTATCTTTGCTGGTGTTAATCCTGAGAATGGTAAATTCTTTGTTGGTACGAAATCAATTTTCAACAAAGTACCAAAAATAAACTATACAAAAGAAGACATCATCAAAAATCACGGGCATGCACCGGGACTTGTTGACAAGTTAACCAAAGCATTGCAATACTTACCGGCGTTGAAGATTAAAAATATTCTTCAGGGCGATTTTATGTTTGACGATGGAATGATCCGCAAAACAGAAATAGAAGGCGAACCACATTATACGTTCAAGCCGAATACTATTTTGTATGCAGTACCGGTAGATTCAGATTTTGGAAGGCAAATCGAGCAAGCCAAGTTTGGTATTGTATTCCATACAACATATAATAGTTTAGATGGCGGTGCTAGTTTTGGTGCGGATGTATCTGGTCTAAAGAAAGCACCGGGAGTATGGTTTGATGATGCATTTTTCACAGACGACACCGGTGTTGTAACTTTGACAGATGACGAAGAAGCTAAAATAGTCGAACTGGTGAACCAAGCAGATGCAGTAAATGAAAAGATTAATTACGACGATTTACCATTTGCATTTTTAAATATTTATATAAACAGTGAAATTAAAGTTGGCGCCTTTCTTGAGAACCCACAAGAATCATTTGAAGGTTTTATCAACTGGTATTCCACCAGAGTCAAGAAAAAAATTGATAACCTAAAGAGTGATAAAGGCAAACAGAGAGCAACACAAAACGCTCAACAGACCCTGCAGGCCTTTAACGAAAAAAGAGAAGATATCATTAATATCTTTATAGTAAGCCGATTGTTGTTCGAAGCGAAAAACATTTT